AATTTCTGGATTGGGTTGTGTGTTGTTTGGATTAATGTAATATTGTTTTCATTAATATTCTTAATTTGGAAACACATTTTACACTAAGAAAGCGAGGGAAGAATAATGAAAATAACAATTAAAGACCAACATCCAGATGGGATAAATGTAAATTTTATCAATGTAAAGGTAAAAATAGTTTGAATTATTGGATTGAGCATGTCAAAGAAAAAAAGTAAGATAGATATGGACAAGGTCAAGGAAGACCCTGTTTATTTCATTGAGAATGTTGTTTATCACGGAACTGGTTGGAAACTAACTTGTTTTCAAAAAGAATGGTTGGAATTGATTGAAAAGCATCAACGGGTTTGTTTTATGGCTTTCCGTTCCAGTGGTAAGACTAGACAGCTGTTCGTTCATTATTTCTTATGGAAAGCACTTACGAACAAAGCCCACCAATACCTTATCATTTCTAAGACACTTCCACAGGCAATAGAGGTGTTGAAGGATATTAGGATTACCATTCTTACCAATCCATTACTGAAAACTATGGTTCCTTCAAACAGGAGTCAAAGTTGGTCACGGACAGAGTTGGAGTTTGCTAACCACTCTCGTATTCTTTCTAAGGCATACAACGACAACGTAAGAGGATTGCACGTAAACGGACTTGGGTGTGATGAGCTGGGGGAGTACCAGGATCACGAAATATTGAAGAAAGCGGTTTTACCAACCATTAGAGCAAAAAGGGGCTTTTTCGTTGGAGTTGGAACTCCAAAGTCAGAACTTGACCTTTTACACGAAATTGAACGGGACCCGGGGTTTAGTTCCATTTACTTTGACCGTTATCCAGCAGAAGGGGAAAAGGGAAATCTGTTTGAGATTAGATACCCAGACACCAAAATCATTCACGGGCCAGGTGCAGTGACTATTGCGGACAAAGTGACAAGTAAGACACTTGAGACATACAATAACCTTACTTGGTCACAAGAGTTTCTGCTTAAACCAGTTAGCAGTAAAGATAAGCTGTTTCCATCATCTATGATTGAAGAGTGTTTGGACGATTCTTGTTCTTTCCAGGAACAACCAAAAGTTCTTCACCAATATTTCATGGGGATTGATTTTGCAATGTCCGCACAGGCAGGAAGCGACTTCACAGTCATTACTGTGCTTGAAAAGTCACCAAGTAGCAAATTACTCAAGATAGTTTACATTGAACGCTTCAGAGGACGCGATTATATACTTCAAAAGCAAAGAATTGTTGAATTAGCCAAAAAATATGACATTGTTAAGGCATTAGGTGACGAAAACACGTTTGGGAAGGTTTTTATCTACGATTTGAAGCGAGAAGGCATTCCAATTGACGGATTTAAGTTTTCTTCATCAAATAAGAGCAAAGAGGACATAATTAAGGCATTACGTGACCAATTTGAGAAAAAAGGGTTCATTATCCCATATGAGAGGGGAAAAGACCCAAAAACAGTAGATTTAGTCAATAAATTGCTTGATGAGCTTAGTAAATTCGGAATTGTGTACGATATGCGGTCAAAAACTGTAAAATTTGAAGGAACAGGTAAGCATGATGACATGGTAATTTCTTTAGGATTAGCAAACTACATTGCAAGGCACATCACAATGGGACTGTTCTCAGCAGTGAAAGGGAGTGGGAGTGGAAGACCCAAGATTAATCCATTCGCAGTGTCGAAAACAAATTAGTTTAAATATGAGTTCTTTTTATAATTATAGATAATGGCACTTTTTGATAGATTTAAGAATAAAGTTAACGAAGGGGGCAAGGCACTTGTCAAACTTCCAACAAAGTCTTCTTTTGGTTTAGTGGGTGGAGATGACAATCAAGGAAGAGAAAAGAAGTATAGAATTTACAAAGAGGCATATGAACGTGTGCCACTTGTTACAGCGATAATTGACGTTCAAGCAGACCAGACTGTTCAGGAATTCTACTTTGAAGGTGAAAATGCGGAGAAGTTGGAAGATTGGTCAGATAAACTTAATTTAACGCAATTTTTCCACCGAGTAACAAAATCTATGCTATTATATGGTAACGCTTACGTTGAGATTATTAAAAAGAGTAATGAAATAGAAGAAATGAAGGTTCTTGATCCAGTTTGGATTGACGTTTATAGAAAACCAACCGGTGAAATTACAGGTTACTCTCAGATTATGGGAGATAAGAAATTAGTATTATGGGGAACAACAGGAGATAAGAGGGTTGATGCAGCATTCGTTAAAAAGATTGCTAAATTTGATTCTTTAGTTCATTTTAGGCATAACGTGTTAGGTAGTGAAAAGTACGGTTTAAGCATTTTAAGTTCATTAGTAGAATCAATTAACATTAAGTTAGATATGGAACAAAATCTTAAGAAAGTTCTTTTCAAGTATGTGGCACCACTAATTTGGGCAAAGGTAGGAAACAACGAATTCCCAGCTAATGATGATATTGTAGAAACCATTAGTAACACCTTGCGTGACCTGCAGGCAGAAAGCGAAGTTACCACTTCACACCTCGTGGAACTGAGCGTTCTTGATTTTAACGCAAAAGGTATGGACATTAAGACCCCAATTGAACATGTGGAGTCACAGATCATAACGGGGGGACAAGTTCCCCCTATCCTTCTTGGTAGAGCTACCGGAGTTGATAAAGCTTCAGCAGAAGTACAACTTCGTTCATTTGGTAGACATATTAAAGCAATTCAGCGTGAATTGAAGAATGAGTTTGAAGACCAGATATTAATTGGTCAAGAAGTAGGTAGTGAGAAAGATAAACTTATTTGGACACACGCAGAAGAACGGGAAAGAGAAGTAGAGATAGATATGTTGAGAGGATTGGTTACTGATGGGATTTTAACACCGCAAAAAGCAAATGACCTCCTACCACCTCGCTTTAGGGAAGAATTACCAGAACCAGTGGATCCAATGGCTTTACTGAACGGACAGGAACAAGGAGAAGATGGTGTTCAGAAACCAAGACCAACCCAGCGTAAAGATAAAAAAGTTAAAGATAATCCCAAAGACCCAACTCAAACTACTAAAGATAAGAAAACTCATGGGAAAAGAGTAAACAAGACTGACCGAGAGGTTCCTGTTAAATGAAACCAGTAATCATCGTTGGGAACAAGAAACCCATCATTATGGAAGTTATTGGAGAGAATGGTCAGAAAGTTGGTGAGTATGTTGATGAACCAAGCAAAAAGCGACCATATCATATTTTACAAGAGAGGTATGTGAATGTTATTTAGGTGTCCTGTTTGTAGGGGAGACCACACAGTACCAGACAATTATGATAATTCGGATTTTATTTGTCAGAATGGGCCGAGCAGAGCAGGAAGGAAAACATTTCAGGATATGACCCCAAATGATTTACTTTCCAGAAATGAACCATTAAAGAATAGGTCAAGTACGAAAGAAGATGTACAACGACCAGCAACAATATTGGTGGCTGGACCTGATTATAGACCAACAGGCGAAAGGATTGGTCAATTAAAGAAAAATTATTAAGGTGATAAAATGACAAAAGAAGGAGTAGGTAGGGCAGCGGACAGTGAAGCAACACAAAAGAAGATTGCAGATATTGCAAAAACATTGATGTCCAAAGATCCAAAATTGAAACCAGAAGATGCTATTAAAGCAGCAAGAGTATTATTATTTAAGAAAGGCAAAAATCAGGAAGCTAAGATAATTGAAAACTTATCATTTAATTTTAACCCTTCATTTGAGATTAAAGAAGGAGTGGATGGTAAGGCTTGGCTTAATATTGGTGGAATGGCTTTAGAAGAAGGAGTTAGTAGGAACAATAACAAATATACTTTTGAAAATTTAAAGGAAAATGATGGTAGAGAATTTAAATGGTTATTTGGGCATCCTGATCACGATGCTGAAGAACATATTATCGGATTGGGTAAATTATCTTTACAAGAAGGTAAGTTATTTCATGAAGGTAAGATTAGAAACACAGCAAAACACCCAGATGTAGTTGAAATGGTAAGGGACGGGTTTTTAGGGCCTTCAATCCACGCAAGTGCGAAAGAAGTGAGTTTTGAAGAAGGAGTATATAATGTAAAAGGATTGGAGATTGAAGGTGTGGGACTTGTTGCATTTCAAGGTGTTAAAAGCGCAAGTATAGATTACGCCCTCGCAGAATCGTTTGAAAAGGCGGAGTCTTCTAAAGAAGACGTTACAGAAAATATGGAGGAAACTAAAATGGTTGAAGAAATTAAAGTAAAAGAAGAAGAGCAACCTAAACAGGAAGAACCTGTAGCGGAAGTACCTAAAGAAGAACCAAAGGAAGAACCTGCCGCTCAAGAGACTTTTTCTGTTGAGGATATTAAAATGCTCAAAGAAGAATTAGCAACTTTAAAAAATGCTAAAAAGAATGAATTGGTTGAGTCTATTGTTAAGATTAACAGTAGCTTAGTGAAAGAAGAATTACTGAAAGAAAGTGATGAACGACTAAAGCTAGTTTTGGAGTATGAAACTAAATTGGCAGGAAAGACTGAATCTGTTGCAGTAGTAGAAAATACTGAAGAAAAAACAGAAGAGTTTGCAATTGCTGAGAATGGTGATTACACTATGACTAAGGAAATGTACGATAAATTTAACACGGAATTACGTGAAAGAGTGAGGTAAATAAAAAATGGCACAAACAGGATTTGTTTTATCTGACGAAGGTCGTTCAATTAGCATTTTGAATGATAGTGGAACTACAGCTATTGAAGCTGGAGATTTAGTATTCTCAATTGCTAATGATGACGCCTTTTCAGACACTGTTGCAGCAGTAAGAAATTCTTACGCAGCAGGAGATATTAAAGGGAAATCTATGACTGATTCAGCTAGTGGATATCAAACAGTATTGGGTATTGCTCAAGAAGACATCCCAGCAGATGGTTATGGATCAATTGCTATGGAAGGAGTATTTTTACATTCCGTCCAGGCAGACACTGAAGCTGGTGAGCGTGTTAGAGGATCAGCAGCAGCTAGTAACAAGTTAGTACCATTAGTAGCAGGAACTGCAACTTATGCGGCAGGAATTGTTAATAATACTTTGTACAGTTGTGGAAAAGCACTAACTGGCGGTAGCGCAGATGGTAAATACATTGCGTGGAAACTGACATTATAAGGAGGAAATAGAAAATACCAAATCAATTATTAGGAACAGGAAGCGCAGACTTTGCAAGTTCAAGTGCAAACTCATCTACGACTTCATATTTGATCCCAAGAACCCTTCTTCCTGAAGTAATGAACGCAGTTAGGAAGAAATTAATTCTTAGAGGATTAGCAGCAAGAGTTTTTGGACCAGCAAGTATCCCTGGACGAACTTTAGTAATTCCATTACAATCTGAAATTGGAACTAACACATCTTTAGCAGTAGACAGAGTTGGAGAAGGTGGAGAAATCCCATTAGTTCAGAGTCAATGGGAAAGTATAACTATAACACCAATTAAGTATGGTGCAAGAATCGGTGTAACCAAAGAAATGATGGAAGACGGAATCGTTGACTTACTTTCATATCACGCAGAATTAGCAGGATATGAATTTGCAGACAATGAAGAAAGCTTAATCGTTTCTCAGCTAGACGCAGCAGCAACTGCTTCATCTAACACTGTAGCTAATGGTAATGCAACTTTACCAGTTTCTGACATCACTGCATCTATGCAGCAGTTAGAATCTCAAAACTACAGACCAACTCACATGATTTGTGGGGCGGAAGTTGTTAATGACTTGAGAAACATTGACACCTTTGTAGAAGCAGATAAGATGGGCGGTAAGAATGATCCAACTCAACCGTTAGTAGGTATGATTTTTGGAATGAAAGTTCTTGTTAGCAACAACATCACTGCTACTTTAGCGTACATCATTGACGCATCTCACGCATTCGTGATTGCTGAAAAGCGACCACTAACTGTAGAGAGATACTCAGATGTAGCACGGGACACTGGTTTTGTAGCAATCACCCAGAGGTTTGCAACTAACTACCTAAGAGCGGAAGCTGTAAGTGAGATTACTACAACATAAATTTGAAAAGATTTTTTCTTTTCTTTTTTATTACAATGGAGGATAAATAAAATGGCAGGTTTAAGAGATGGAATCTCTGGTGGCGGAGGCGGAGCTGATTATACTACTGGTACGTTTAGTGGTAACATGACGCTTGGTGACGCAGCAGGAGATACGATTACTGTTACCGGGACAGCCACTTTTGCCGAAAATATCACTGCTAATGGGGGATTGACATTAGGAGCTGGAGACGATTTGATAGGTTCAGCAACTTCTGACATTACCATGAACACTGATAAATTCACAGTAGCAGGTGCAACAGGTAATACTGTTATTGCTGGAAGTTGTACGGTTGCTGGTTTAATTATAGCAAATGGTGGAGTGACTTTAGGTGCAGGTGATGATTTGATTGGTTCAGCTACGTCTGATATTACCATTAACACAAATAAGTTTACTGTAGCTGGAGCATCAGGAGATACTTTGATTGCAGGAACATTGGAAGTTACTGGAGCGATTACCCAGACAGCAACTTCAACAGTTGGAACTACAAGTAAGATTCAGTTCAGAGATACTGGATTATTCATTAACTCTAGTGTTGATGGACAATTGGATATTGTAGCTGATACAACTGTAGCAGTGAGTGGTGCTTGTACTATGGATAGTACATTAGCAGTTACTGGAGCACAAACTAATACTATTGGAGTACAATGTGCAGCAGTTTCAAGAACAGCAACAGCTGACGGAACAGGAACAGGTTTGATTGCAGACGGAACTACAATGGTAGCAGTAGTTGACGCATCAAACGCAGACTTTTGGCTTACATTACCAACACCAACACCAGGAAACATTGTTTGGCTATTAACATCAGCTGACGCAACTGGCTTTGAAGTTAGATCAGATACTCCAGCTTCAGTAGCAATTAATGGTGGTAGTGGTGCAGGAGCAGAAGTAGCAATTTCCGCAACAGCAATGATGGTACGATTTGTTTGTGTATCAGCAACAGCTTGGATTGGAACTTGGTGGGATGCAGACGGCGATGAAGCTAAAACAGACGCAGCGGCATAGACCTAACGGTCTTTTTTTTTATTTTTTTAAATAAAACGAAACGGAGATGATTTGAATGGAAACTGATGTGGATATAACACCAAAAAGTATTGACCCAAGAGGGCCAAGTGAAAAGAAAGATAGAGTATACATTTTTCAAGAAAGTGAATGGAGACAAATTAGGGAAAATCCTAATAACTTAACAAGAGAAGGTATTTTAGAGAAGATCAAAGTTTGGGGAAACTCTCAGAATAAACATACTGCGGCAAAGTATAAGACTATGCTTAACCAGTGTGAGAAAATTGCTCCAAGCGGTAAAACCACTGATGGGAGGATTGTATACTCAAGAAGCGCAAAGGGAGTTCCGAACTGGGTTGAGGCTGATAAGGAAACACTTAATGTTTACGAAGAGAAGAAAACAGTTAAGAAGAAAAAGAAGCAGGAAGATTAGTTTAAATACAGGCGTGCTGTTACTCTGTATAGCGGTCTTTAATACTAAATCAAGGAGGAATTAAAATGGGATATAATACTTGGGGAGCTAATCAACTCTTATGGAACGCAATTCATAGAGACAATGCAGCCCCAGCAGTTAATAATAGTTTAACACCTACTTTCACAATGATGGTTGGTGGATTATACAATTTAGGCGGTGTTACTTATGCAGACGGTGACGCTGCAACAATGCAATTTACTTCTGACGGTAAGTTAATGGTCGATACAGAAATGACTGTTGATGGAAATGTAATTGTTGATAATGTTGCGGTTTGGGCAACAGATATTGCTGATTCTAACACATCATCATTTGCATTGGTCGATTTAGCAGGACATCCACAAGTTGATGTTTTAACAATGCCTGGTGGAATGACTGGTTATACTTTAGGAACTGATACTTATACAGAAGCAACTTCAGTTGGATTAGCAGCAGCAGCAGTAAGAAATGATACTTTAGCTGCATTAGCAGACACCGATAATGAATTTGCACCTTTACAAGTTAACGCTAAGGGTGGACTTTATGTTGATGTTAGTTCTGTATTGGGAACAGATATGAGTGTAACTAACGGCGGATTTATGCAAATTACTGATAACACTACACGAGTAGATGTTGGTGTTGATGAAAGTACAATGGCAGCAACTCCTGGATTCTTACCTGTTGGCGGAGAATATCGTGCAAGTGATACGACTTATACTGATGGAGACGCAACAGTTGCACAATCTGACGTTAATGGACACTTAAAAGTTCGTGGAAGAGGTTACGATGCAGGTACTGATTCACAGAAAGTGTTTGAAGTTAGTCCGGTTAATCAACAGTTTGTAAGTGAGAGTTTGGTTGATACAACTAATGTTTCAACAGATTCTTATCCAAGCACCACTGGTGCAACAATGGATGGGTACAGTGATTTGTCTTTAACTGGTCAAATGATAGAGGCTGGTGGAGAATCGTTAACATTAACTGTTGAAGCAACGAATGATGAAGATACCGCCGCAGGTATTTGGATTGATGTAACTCCTGCAGGTTATAGGGCAGATGACAATACTACAGGGAATGCAAGTATAATAGCAAACGCGGGTTCTGGAACTGTGAATTTTGCATTAGATTTTGATAACTTTAATTATAGATATTATCGTGTCACTGTAACTGCAACAGATTCAGCAAATAATACATTAAGCCTTAAGGCACGGAGGAAAGCAATATGAGACCGCAAATAGCATTAGGGGATTTAGGTACTCCAGCAGGAGCAAACATTTTAGCAGACATTGCAACAATTGATACTGAAGTTGGAGTAATTGATGGGATTGTTGATGATTTAAAGGCAGTGGCAGAATATACTGCAACAACAGCTTCAATCGCATTACCGCAATCTACAACTTTAAACATTTTTACAGTTACTGGGCTTGTCCAGATTGTAGAAATTGTCGGTGTTATTGATGTCCAAATTGGTGCAGTAGCTAATGATACTAAATTAGTTGCGGGCGGTGGTTCACTTGATATGTGTGGAGTAGTTGAATTAAATGCAGCAGCACAATTTAGTATTTTATCAATCGATGGAACTGTTGCTAATGCAATGATAATTAATGCAGGTGGTGTGTTTGTATCTCAACCAACAGCTTTAACAGTCGGAACAGGAAATATTGTAGTTAATTGTGCAGGTTCAGACGGTGGTGGCGGAAGAGTTACTTGGATGGTAAGATATAAACCAATCAGTGCAACAGGTAGCATAGCTGCAGCATAAGGAGGATAATCAAATGAAACTTAAAGGTAAAAAGTACAAAGAGCCAGAAGATAAAACTCAATTAACATTTCCTAAAGAAGAAGTGAAAACCTTGATTAAAGAGTTCGTTCCAGAAGATGGAATTAAAGGTTACGGTGAAATTGTTAAACACGTTTTAGAACATTATTACTCAGAAAACAAACATTTCAAAAGTGATGATGTTGTGAAAGTAATTAAAGAAGTTGAAGCTGAATGGCATCCACCAGAGGAAGTTAAAATCGCAGGAGAATAAACAATGCCAGTAAAATACCCGACAATACCAGCAGAGGATGTTTTATTTAGAGAGCAGTTCATTAATGTTCAGTATGTTACTGATAATGGGGGTTCTTTTAGTGGTACTCCTTCTATGGCACAGAAC